AACTGGAATAAGGATATGCTGATGGGTGTTCTCCCGAATTCCCAATTTGGAGATGTTGCTGTTTTGGATCTTGATTCTAATTCTATAGGAGATTCTGATGTTGTTCTGGGTACTGGCTCACACAAGAGTACTATGGGTATTGCCTCTGCTGTTTCTTCTGGTACTGCTCCGGTTCCTTTATTTGCACTTCAGGCTTCTGCTTCTAACCCTGTATCTGTAGGTTCTAAGCTTCATGTTGATTTGTCATCTATTAAATCTCAATTTACCGTGCTTGCTCTTCGTCAAGCTGAAGCCCTTCAACGTTGGAAAGAAATCAGTCAGTCCGGCGATACGGATTACCGTGAACAAATTCGTAAACACTTTGGTGTAAATTTACCTCAATCTCTTTCCAATTTGTGCACCTATATCGGTGGTATTTCCCGTAATCTTGATATCAGTGAGGTTGTTAATAATAACCTTGCTGCTGAAGGTGATACTGCCGTTATTGCTGGAAAAGGTGTAGGTGCTGGTAATGGTTCATTTACATATACTACCAATGAGCATTGTGTTGTTATGTGTATTTATCACGCTGTACCTCTTCTTGATTACACTCTTACGGGTCAAGATGGCCAATTGCTAGTTACGGATGCCGAGTCTCTTCCAATTCCGGAATTTGATAGTATTGGCATGGAAGTTCTTCCTATGACACAAATTTTTAATTCTTCGCTTGCTACCGCTTTCAACTTGTTTAACGCTGGTTATAATCCCCGTTATTTTAATTGGAAAACTAAGCTTGATGTTATCAACGGTGCGTTTACTACTACTCTGAAGTCTTGGGTTTCTCCGGTTTCCGAATCTTTGATTTCTGGTTGGGCACGATTTGGTGGTTCTACCCCTAATACTGAAACTAAGGTTGCTTTGAACTATAAGTTCTTTAAGGTTAATCCCTCTGTTCTTAATCCTATTTTTGGTGTTAAGGCTGATTCTACGTGGGACACTGACCAGCTATTGGTTAACTCTTATATCGGTTGCTATGTTGCCCGTAATTTGTCTCGTGATGGTGTACCTTACTAAATTTTGTTTTAATTATGATTGGAAAGTTTAATTCTTTAATAAGTTCGGAACAAGGTTCTGCTCTTATCCCTAACGTTGAGCCTGATGCTTTTGCTGTTGCTCCTAATTTTGATTCGACGGAACAACTTCGTGTTGAAATTGATGACACTGACGAATCTCGGCCTGTGCGTTACACTTCTGATGTTCGTTTGCTTCTTCATAATAAGGATTTGGCCGCTCGTGCTGGAGTTTCTGTTGCTTCCAAATTTGGACAAAGTAAACAGGCTTCTTCTCAAATTCAACAAATAATGGATACTATGTCCGATAGTGACCTTTTGGCTACTGTTCGTTCTCGTTATATTCAGTCTCCCTCTGAAATCCTTGCTTGGTCTAAGGAATTGTCTACATATGCTGAAAATCTTGAGTCTCAAGCTCAAGCTTTAATTGAAGCTGAAACTGTTAAACAAGAGGCAGAAAAAGCGGCTGCTGCTTCCGCTGATGCTGCTTCTGCTGAGTAATGGGTTTTCTTGGTTCACTCGCTGGTGGTCTCCTTGGCGCTGGTTCTTCTGCTATTCAAAATTCGCAGAATCGACAAAATGTCGTGGAGACCAACCGGATGAATTACAAAATAAATCAGATGAACAACCAGTTTAACGAGCGTATGGCAATGCAGCAGCGCGATTTTCAGGAAAATATGTGGAATAAGGAAAATGCATATAATACTGCCTCCGCGCAACGCCAACGCCTCGAAGAAGCTGGTTTGAATCCTTATCTGATGATGAATGGTGGTTCTGCTGGTTCTGCCCAATCTGTTGGTCCTGGTTCTTCTGCCTCTTCTGCTGGTTCTGCCGTCATGCAGCCTTTTCAGGCTGATTATTCCGGTATAGGTTCTTCTATTGGTAATATTTTCCAATACGAGCTTATGCAGTCTGAAAAATCTCAAATGCAAGGTGCTAGGCAACTTGCTGACGCCAAAGCTATGGAAACTCTTTCCAACATTGATTGGGGAAAACTTACTGATGAAACTCGTAATTATTTGAAGTCTACTGGACTAGCTCGTGCTCAACTTGGTTATGCTAAGGAACAGCAGGAAGTTGATAACATGGCAATGACAGGTCTTGTTATGCGCGCTCAACGTGCTGGTATTCTTCTTGATAATGAGTCTAAAGGTATTTTGAATAAGTATCTTGACCAGCAACAGCAGTTTGACTTGAATGTCAAGGCCGCGGATTATTACCAGCGGATGTCCTCTGGCTATCTTTCTTATGCTGCCGCTAAAAAGGCTATAGCAGAGGAAGCTTTGGCCGCTGCCCGTGCGCGTGGTCAGAATATTTCTAATGAAGTTGCTTCTCGTATTGCTGAATCTCAAATTTCTGCCAATATTGCAGCTAATCAATCTTCTGCGGCTTATCATAATGAAGAACTCAGGCTAGGTCTTTCTCAAGACAATGCTCGTAGTAGGAATATTGAAGAATGGTATCGTTCTAGAAATGAAAAGAAAAAGTATCAGTATTTTGACTCTGATAAATGGGTTGATTATGGCACTAGTATTGGTAATACTATAGGTAATTTCTTGCCTCATAGAGTTATCAGTACTCATCGTTAATTCCCGTACTTCTTTTCGTTTTTCTTATCCGGCTCGTAGTGATACGCGCCGGATTTTGCTATTTGGAGTAACTTCCGGCAACCGCGCGTAGCGTGGTTATACACCCCCTGAATTTCGGGACGTAGGACTGAAATCAGAGCCGTCAGGCTATAGTACTGCCGTCCTTAAAGCTTGACGCTTGCAACGCGTATGCAATCTCCCTAAAAGCCTCTCTTTTCCGTCGCTGCTATACCCTTAAATATAAATTGGTGAAACCTACATGAGTTTGCCCGGAGGGAAAGCGATTTACCTCATCGCTTTCAGTCTCCCCCTCGTCTTATATACGCAAACTCACAGACCAGCCTGCCACCCATCCAGCTTATTGTTTATTTGTGTTAATATTTTATATGAACATTTGTTTCTTTCAAATCCTTTTTTATATCTTTGTACTGTTTTAAAAAATAATGTTCATTTTAAATTTTTAAGTGTATGGAAAAGTATTACTTGTGTTCTATTCAATCAAAGGTAAATCCTAATCAGAACGAAACCGTTCTTGTATCTGTTGATGAAATTTCTGCATTTGTTTCTTCAAATCTTCGTCCAGATTGTGTTCTTATTATTTCTCAATGTTCAACGTTTAAAGCTATTCCTGATGAAAAGTGAAACTAAATCTAAAATTTGGTCTGCAATTATTGCAGCTGCTGTCAGTCTTCTTACGTCTATTGCTCAAATATTTTCGTAAGCGATGAATCCAGAGTTAATGAAATTCGTTGAGTGGCTTTTGCGCCGGAATATTCATTTTACTGTTACTTCCGCTTTTCGTACTGAAGAACAGAATAATGCGTGTAATGGCTCTAAGACTTCTCAACATTTGACTGGCGATGCTATTGATTTGAAGCCTGTTGACCTTTCGGTTGACGGTTTCATTTCGATGATTAAAGGTTCTTCCTTTAAATTTGACCAGCTTATAAAATATCGTTCATTTGTTCATGTTTCTTTTGCTTGTGGTCGTAAGCCTCGCCAAATGGAACTTAATTTTGCTGATAGAAAATGATTACTAAGGAATTACTGAATAAGTTGGTAACTCGTTGCCAAAACCCTCGTACGGTTGTTAATAAGTATACACAGGAATCTGTTGCTGTTTCTTGTGGTACTTGTCCTTCATGCATTCTTCGTCGTTCTGGTATTCAGACAAACCTCCTTACCACTTATTCTGCTCAATTTCGTTATGTATATTTTGTTACTCTTACCTATGCTCCTCGCTTTCTTCCTACTTTGCAGGTTTCGGTTATCGAAACTTGTACAGACGATATTGCAGATGTGTCCTGCGTTCCCAATATTAATAACTTGGACCCTTGTGACAATAATCGTTATCTGTTTGGTTTTCGTAGCGTTCCTCGCTCCGCTTCTGTCAAGTTGAAGAATTCTACTGTTGAGCGTACCTTTAAGGACCCAGAGGTTCGGTTTTCTTATCCTATGTACCCTAAGGACCTCCTCTCTATTCTGGAAAAGATTAACCATTATGTTCCGAATAGGATTCCTTATATTTGTAATCGTGACCTTGATTTATTTTTGAAACGTTTAAGAAGTTACTACCCTTATGAGAAATTACGTTACTACGCTGTATCAGAATATGGGCCGACGAGTTATCGCCCGCATTGGCATTTGTTACTGTTTTCCAATTCCGAACAGTTCTCAAAAACTATTCTTGAAAATGTATCTAAAGCTTGGTCTTATGGCCGTTGTGATGCGTCACTCTCGCGAGGATTCGCAGCACCTTATGTTGCGTCGTATGTTAATAGTTTTGTCGCTTTACCCCCTTTTTACACGGAGATGCCAAGATTTTTGCGACCAAAATCCTTCCATTCCATTGGATTTACAGAGTCAAATCTCTTCCCTCGAAAGGTGCGAGTATCCGAAGTTGATGAAGTTGCCGATAAGTGTCTTGATGGAGTACGCATTGAACGGGATGGCTACTTTCGGATTCTTAAACCTTCGTGGCCGTATCTCCTTCGATTATTCCCCCGATTTTCACACGCTATTCGTAAATCTCCATCGAGTATTCATCAGTTATTATTTGCTGCGTTCACAGCGCCCGCACGAGTCATTCGTAGCGGATGTGCTGATATAGGATGTGATCCGTTTGTTGAAAATTCAAAGCAAAGTCTTTTGTCTTTTTGTAAACAGTATTTAAATTATGTAGATAATTATGGAAAATCAAATGCATGTAGGAACATCCTCTCTCCTCAAGCGGATTTACCGCATAGTGATGTTCTCATTCTTACTGAATGTCGTTTGTACGATGGTGTTGATTTGGAAGCTACTCATCGTCTCTCCCGCGTATACCGCTTTTTTCTCGGAATTTCTAAATTTATTCGAACATATTCAACAGATGGATGCTCGGAGTTCTTCTGGTCCAGCGGCACTTCTGGAGGAGAACTCTTTTGCCGAGAAAGATTTTTGCGAATAATTTCTGAGAAAATAGTCGATTTTTGGAACCGTTATGAATATATGCGTCTTGTCGACTTTTATCAAACCTTGGAGGATTCTAATGATAAGGATTTGGTAGATTTTGAAATTCGTAATTATTCTTTTCGTTATAATAGGTCTGTCCGTGATAAGGAAAAACCTTACCATGAACTCCCTCTTGTTCGTCGCTTGGTTGCTGCTGCATTGATGAAATGTAGAGATAAGGTTAAGCACAAGAAGGCTAATGATATGTTTGGTATCTTTTCTTATCAGAACGAATCTGTCATTGTTTAACTTTTAAATTTTTTTTTATGGCTTCTTACACCGGAATGTCCAACCTCCAGAATCACCCTCACCGTTCTGGATTTGATATTGGACGTAAAAATGCGTTTACTGCGAAAGTTGGTGAGCTTCTTCCCGTCTATTGGGATATTTCTATGCCTGGTGATAAGTATAAGTTCGACGTTGAGTATTTCACTCGTACCCAGCCTGTTGAAACTTCTGCTTATACCCGTTTGCGTGAATACTTTGATTTTTACGCGGTTCCTTTGCGTCTTCTTTGGAAGTCTGCCCCCTCTGTTTTAACTCAGATGCAAGATGTTAATCAAATTCAAGCTTTGTCTTTGACACAGAATTTGTCTCTTGGTACTTATTTGCCGTCTTTGTCTCTTAAAGCTCTTTCTTCGGTTTTATATTACTTGAGTGGAAATCATGTTTCTCCTGGTTCCGCTGATGCTTTAAAGAATGCTTTTGGTTTTCATCGTTCTGATTTGTCTTATAAATTATTGAGTTATCTTGGTTATGGAAATATTATTTCTACTCCTCCTTCCGCTAAATCTCGCTGGTGGTCTACTTCTTTGTTGAATACTGATGATGGCTCTGGTTATACTCAACAATATATTCAGAATAATTATGTTAACATTTTCCCTCTTCTTGCTTATCAGAAGATTTACCAGGATTTTTTCCGTTGGTCTCAGTGGGAGAAGGCTAATCCATCGTCTTATAATGTAGACTATTTTTCTGGTGTTTCATTTTCATTTATTGATTCTTTGCCTTCTGCTTCTTCTGATTATTGGAAGTCCGATACAATGTTTGACCTCAAATATTGCAACTGGAATAAGGATATGCTGATGGGTGTTCTCCCGAATTCCCAATTTGGAGATGTTGCTGTTTTGGATCTTGATTCTAATTCTATAGGAGATTCTGAT